TACACTACCAATTATACACAAACTATACATACCAATTTATTATATCACTATATACAAAAGTTATAACATTATTACACATTTTTATTATATTTCTATTGCTATTATTAAAATGTTGTAGTAATATATTTATAGAAAGAAGAGGTACGATAATAAATAATGAGTAATGAGAGAAAGTATAATAAATATGTTAAAGTATCTAATAAGTTATATTTAGATCTATTGTTAAGAAAAAATGATGTATTTTTTCAGTTAGTAAATGGTATATATTACATATCAGATAAACATATAGTTACTGTGTTACAATATAAAGATTTATATATTAATAATGAAAGATGTAAATCAGCTCGAGTTAAAGATATATTAGATTCATATAGGAATAAAGAATATAATGTAGCTTATGTTGGTGGAACTGATGATAAAAAATATATTAAATTAACAGATAATATTAAGAATGTATTAATAGATATAAAATATTATAAAATATTTGAGAATTTTAATTTTTATATAAGTAATATACATTCAGCTGTATTAGTATATGATAATACACAATTAATTGGTTTAATAATGCCAATAAAGGAGTATTAATTATGATAGATAGACATGCAATAATTGATAAAAAAATAGAACATCAGGGAATAGGTGGAAAAGAAATTAGAATTGAAAAAGAGATGACTATTGGAGATATATTAGATACTAATTTTAATGATATGCCAATAGCTATGAGCAATTTTATAATGAGAAGAAAAGATATTATGGAATTAGATGAAGATATGAAAGTGTATTATGGACATGTTGTATATTTAGGCTATTTTGTAGCTGATGATGAAATTGTAGAATGGTTAGATTAGGGTGATTGATATGATGATGAATAGACAAGAAATAAATAATAAATTTGCTGATATATTAGATAGAAAAGAAAATAAAAATAAAACTTGTGTTGAAATTGTAGTAGATCAAGATTTAGAAATAGAAAGATTAAACAATATCATAAATGAATTTGATAAGTGGCTTAATAATATTCCTAATTATTTTATGGATAAAAGAAGTAATAATACAGGTGTATATATTCAAAAAGGTATGCAGCAAATGATTGAAGATTGTAAATCAGTAATTGAACAATTAAAGAAAGATGATACAAAATGAAAATATATATTGAAGATTTTGTATATGATTTAAATTATAAAAATATTGTTCTGTTTATAGGTCTGTTAAATGATAATGAAAAAGAGTTATTAAAGAAACAATGTGAAGAAAATTATTTAAATCACCTATGTAGATGGAAATATATTGAAAATGGTAGTAAATTCTTTTATGTTGAAAATTGCGATTTACAAGACTGTAACGGTATTGAATTATTAAATTGTATACAAGATGAGTATGATTTTTATTTATTAGAACATGATGAAAATGGTTTTTATTATAAGGTAATTGACCAAGATGAAACTGATTGATTTATTATATAAAATATCAAAAGATGAAGTTGAACCACCACTTTATTTTAGAATAAATACATTTGGATATAATTTTGTTATAAAATATTTATATTTTGAATTTATAATTATTGAGGTTAAATCTTCATTTACTAATTGTATGTTTTAAAAAAGGAGATTATTTTCATAGTATTTTATCATCATTAGATAAAACAATAGAAATATATGATAATTATAAGGAGTGATAAAGATGTATTTAAAAGTAGCTGATAAATATAGAATTAATTTAAAGGAAACACTTAAAAATTATGGATGGAAGTTAGAGCCAGAGCATCAATATTTATATAAAGTAATAGATGATGGATTATATAAAGTTGAGTTATTTATATACATAACTAATAGGAGTGATTTTATTCCTTATAGATTATATTTAGAAACATATACAGCATTAGTTACAGATCAATTAGGAGAAATATTATCATTATATAATATAGGAATATTAGAAGATTGTTTTAAATAAATACTACTATTATTAGTAGTTAGAGGATAATAAGAAAAATTCTAAGTGTTGTTTATTACTCCTTTCTTATTATTCTCTAAGTGCTAATAATGGCACTTAGAAATAGGAGGATTCTATAATGAATCAAGAAGAAAAAACTGTATCTACTCCAGAAGAAGTAGAAAATACTAGAGAGGAGAAAATGGGATTAATTGTATCTAATAAAATTGATACATCACTTTTAACTAATGGAGATTCTAAATTAGTTAGATATACAACTTTAGATCCAGAAGATGAAGATGATGCTGATATTTTATTAAGTTTACAAGATGTTAAAAAAGCTCTTAACGATATAGTAGGAGAAAGAATTAAAGTTATAGGTCATGTAATATCTGAATATCCAAAAACTATTGAAGACGAAGAAACAGGAGAAGTTAGAGAAGTAAAAGGACACTCATTTGTTTTAATTGCTGAAGATGGAACTCCTTATAAATGTGGATCAGCTTATGCTTATAGATGTTATTCTGAAATAGTTGCTATGAAAAGAAGAACTCCATCTAAAGAAGAGCCAATGACTATTGAAGTATTTAATGTACCTGTAAAAGATAAAGAGGGAAAAGTAGATCCTAATAGATCATATTTAGGATTAAAATATGTTAAGGAGGATAAATAATTATGCAAAAAGAAGATTTTGAACTTATGTTACAAGTATTAGTTGATTCAGGTAAAAATGATGATAAGACTAATACATTAAAAGAAAAATTACAAATAATAATTGAAAGAAATAATCTTGATGAAAATTATAATAAATCTATGCAAGATCTAAATGATAGATTTACAAAATTAATTCAACCAGAAGAAAATAAATAATATATGTTATAATAAAGCTATAAAGGAGGAATTAAAAGGATGGAACAATTAGCAACTGTAATAGTTGAAAATGGTATATCTTTAGGATCTTTTATAGCTTTAATTTGGTTTATTTTTAATGATAAAAAAGAAACAAATAATATTATAAAAGATATATCATTCAACTTAGGAGAAATACAAAAATCATTAGTACTTTTAAATGAAAGAGTAAACGATTTAGAAAAGAGGAGTAAATAATGAGATACCCTGTAAATGAAATTTATATAGCTAATAAATTTAGTAGTACTCATAGAGGAATTGATTTAGGTTATTTTGATGATTATAATCAGCCTGTATATAGTGCTAATTCTGGAAAAGTTATATCTATACAGAAACAAGCTACAGGAGGTAATGTTATACATATAAGACATACAAAACAAGGTATGCAATTATTACCATTTGTATCCGAGTACGCACATTTAAAAACAGGATCAATATGTGTTAAAGTAGGAGATTATATTAAAAAAGGGCAAAAAATTGCTTTAATGGGAAATACAGGACAAGCTAGAGGTTATCACTTACATTATGGTTTATATGCTGGTACTTATATTGATTATAAAGTGGATAGATGGTTAGATCCTGTTAAATATTTATGTGTATATAAAAATCAATCTGTTTATGAGGGAACTAAAAAATTATATTATTTAAATTATACTAAAATAGCCAGAGGGATTCCAAAAACTGAAATTGGAGAGGCTATGTATGTAAGACATAAAAATAAAGAAATTGTAGGAAGAATATATAATGGAGAAGAAGTAGAGTATTTTGGAACTAAAAGATATTTTCCTAAACTAACTAAGTTAGCTGTAGTAGATGCTTTACTTGAATATACTTCAGTAGATAAATATTTATATGATAGCTAATCAACATGGTTACGGATTAAACGGTTTACAAAATGCTTTATTTCCTTTTGATGAAATATATATTACTCAGGGAGAAAATACAGGATCTTCTCATGTAGGGATGGATGCTATAGATTTTGTAGGATGGAGTAACCAAACAGGACAGATTTATAGATATCCTTATTATGCTCCTTTTGATTGTGTGTTAGTAGCTAAAGCCTATGGTACTATGTTATGTTGGCAATCTTTAACCAATGTTAATAGAATAGATGGAACATCTGGAATTACTACTATTGGTTTTGGTCATGATAATAATTATTCTATGTTTGCTATTGGAGAAATTAGGAGGCAAGGAGATATTATAGGTCATACTGGTACTAATGGAGCTTCTGGAGATCATTGTCACATGGAAGTAGTATCAGGAGTATATGCTGGATTTGAAGTAGTACCAGCTACAGGTTATTACAAAATGAAAAATTCAGTACATATATATAATTATTTAGGAGTTAATGATACTATTATATATAGAGGATTAGGATATAATTGGAGAAGTTTTGATTATAATTATCCTACACCTCCAACACCCCCTACACCTGTAGGATTTAAAAGAGGTAAATTTCCATGGGTATTATATGCTAAAAAACTAAGGTCTAGACAATAGACCTTTTTTATGTGTATAATGTATGTAAAAGGAGGTATAACTTATGGAAGAAACTAATGTAGATTCAAATATTGCTTTAATGAATGATATTTTAGATGGATTAGATAATACTTCAAAACCGAGTTTTACAGAGGAAGATTATAATAATTTGAATCAAAAATATCAGGATTTAGAAAATAAATATAATTCTAAGGTAGCTGAATATGATTCTTTATATAATAAATATGTAGAGAGATTTACAGATACAGTTAGAAATAGTACACCAACCCCAATAAATAATAAGCAAGTAGAAGAACCTAAAGAAGTGGAATACATAGATATACATTCTTTATTTTAAGAAAAGGAGGAAATTAAAATGGCAAAAAATAAACTAGGAATAACAAAAAGTGCTGTAGAAGTATTATCATATATTATTAATGAGAATCCTATACTTAAAGCTGAAATTGATTTACCTGTACAAGGTGATCCTAATGCTTTAGGTAAAATTGGAGAATTAATTGTTAATAATGACAGATTTAAAAATGCTTTTTTAAATACTGTAAATGTTATAGCTTTAACAGTTATAAGAGATAATACATGGAGAAATCCATGGGATGAATTTACAGAAAAAGGAGTATTCAGATTTGGAGAATCAGTAAGAGAATTATTTGTAGATATGGCTAATGTTTATGATTATCATACATACGAAAATAATACTACACATTTTTTAGAAAATGTTGTACCTAATGTATATAATTATATTCATTTATTAAACTATGAAAAATTCTATAAAACTACTACTAGTGATGAGCAAGTATCAATGGCTTTTACAGGGGAAACTGAATTCTTTAATTTAATTGAAAAAATTGTTGGATCTCTATATAATGGTTATCATTATGATAAATATATTACTGAAAAATATATGTTATGTAGAAGAGCTTTAGATGGTACAATGGCTACAGCTTATAAATCTGATTGGTCTAATTTATCAGCTAGAGAAAGAGTAGCATTTATGAAAGATTACTCAAATAAATTATTATTCCCAAACCCAGCATTTAATCCAGCTGGAGTAAGATCTTTTGCAAAATTTGAAGATCAATATCTAATTTTAGATACAGGGGGAGAAGCAAGTTATACTACAGAAACTTTAAGTACTTCTTTCTTTAGAAATGATGCCGAATTTAAAACTAATGAGGCTTTAATTGATTCTTTCTCAGAACATGATAGTGTTAGATTAGCTGAATTATTAGGAAATGCTTATACACCATTTACTGATGATGAAATTACTTTACTTGGAGCTATTAAAGGAGTATTAATTGGTAGAAACTTCTTCCAAGTATATAATAAAGCATTTGATACAAGAGCTGAAGTAAAAAATACTTTATTTGAAAATCCTGAAACATTAAAAACTAATCATTGGTTACATACTAAGAAAGTTATGTCAACTTCTCCATTTGAACCAGGAATTGTATTTACAAGTACAGCTCCTAATGTTACAGGTATAAGTATTTCTCCATCACAAGCTACTGTTTATGCTGGTATGGATTTACAACTTAGTGCAAATGTAACAGCTACAGGATTTGCTAATAAAGCTGTAGCATGGAGTGTTGATGATACTTCTAAGGCAGCTGGAGTTACAATTGATGTTAATGGTAAATTACATTTACCAGCTGATTTAACAAGTATTGAAACTATTACAGTTACAGCAACTTCAATTTATAAATCAACTGTTACAGATACAGCTACTATTACTAATGGAAGTTATGTAGAACCTACACCAACTCCAACAGTAACAGCTCCTAATGAATAATTGATTAAAATATAACTAATTAAAATTATAAAATAACCTAATAAAGGGATGGGGAGTAATCCCTATTCCTTTATTTTTATTTTATAGAAAGGAGAAATCTATGAAAAGAAATACTATAAATGCACAATTATACAATTATAGAACTTATTTAACATATAGAGATAGGATGCGTTCTTTAGCTCAGAATGTATTTAATTTTAAAAATATTCCTTTTAATATTGATATGAGTTTAGTTAATGATTCTTTATTAAAAACTGGATCTATAGCTTGGTTTAAAGATGATGTTACTAATGAATTAATGGCTCTTCCTTATACTAATGTAGGAGCTTTAGATTTTTATGGTAGACCTAGAGCTATTATAGTACAGCCTTATTATGGATCATATAGAAGAACCTTATATAAAGCTAAGGGAGAATTTGTTATTATGTATGATAATGAATCAAGAATTTCTATATATGAGGAAATAGTAGAAAGTGCTATGAGATTAGCATGTATTAAAAGAGCTATAGATATTAATATTTCTCAACAAAATACTAATAGAATTTGGAAAGTACCTGAAGATCAAGTTTTATCATTTAAAAAATTATTAGAACAAGTTGATGCTAATGTAGAAAATATTGCTACATTTGATGGATTAGATCTTAATTCAGTATCAGGATTCTTAAATACAGCTCCATTTGTTGCTGATAAATTAAATGCTTGTAAACATGAAGAATGGGCTGAATTTTTAGAAGTTATAGGTATATCTAATATTAAATATGAGAAAAAAGAAAGATTAGTATCTGATGAAGTATCTGTTAATATGGGTGGTACTATAGCTGGTAGATATAATAGATTTGAATCAAGAAGAAAAGCTGTAGAAGAAATTAATAAATTATTTGATACTAATTTAGAGGTAGAGTTTTATGATGGTTTACCAACAACTTTAAGAAATACTGAAGATAGTATATTAAATGATAATATAGGAGGTAATAGTGATGAATCCAATTTACAATAATTGTATATTTTATGGTAATCCTTATGTTTTAGGTAATAGAGATGAACCTCCTACTTTATACTCTTTAATGAATAGTATGGTTAATTTTGATAAAGAAGAAACAGAAAAAGTTAAAATTGAAGATTTATCAACTTATGCTAGAACTCAAATATTTAATTTTGATTATCCTCTAGATTCAGCATTAAAAGAAAATTTTGAAAAAATGTTTTTAGATTATTATTTATTTAGAAGAATAGGATTCGAAACATATACAGCATGGCATTTACATCTAAAAGTTAAATTAAATGATATTATGAGTAAATATAATATTATATTAAAAGATATAAATAATTTAACTGTAGATGGTAGAATTGTTACAGAAACTAAATCAATTACTGAGAATAATTCTTCTACTAGTAATATATCTAATACAGGAACTACTGATAATAGATATAGTGATACTCCTGAAAATAGTATATCTGATGTACAATCAGGAGAATATACAACAGATTATACATATAATCAAACAACAGGATCATCAACAGGAAATGCTACAGGTAATACAGCTAGAGAAGAATCAAGAACTTTAATTGATGGAGATAAACTTGATGAGTATTTAAAAATTCAAGATAAATTGAAAAATATATATAGTAGAATATTTAAAGAATGTGATTCTTTATTTTACGCTATAATTTAGATAAGGAGATGATTTTATGAATGAAAATATTACTAATCCAGATTATAAAGAAATTAAACCTTTTAAAGGCTGGGTATTAGAAAATTTCCCATTTATAGAGGCTGATTTTGATGCTATAACTAATTATGAATTAATTAGTAAAGTAGTAGAATATTTAAATCAAGTTATTAGTAATGAAAATTTAACAGAAGAAAAAATGTTAGAATTAATTACAGCTTATAATAATTTAAAAAATTATGTTGATGAGTATTTTACTAATTTAGATGTACAAGAAGAAATTAATACTAAATTAGATCAAATGGCACAAGATGGTAGTTTAACTAATTTAATTAAAGAATATGTAGATCCATTAATTAATGCTCAAAATGTGGAAATTGCTGATATTAGAGCTGAAGTTGAAAGTGCTACTTCAGGATCTCCACTTGTTGCATCATCAACTTCTGAAATGACTGATACATCAAGAGTATATGTTAATACTACTAATGGAAATTGGTATTATCATGATGGTGATTCTTGGGAAGTAGGAGGAGTATATCAAGCTAGTGTTGATAGTACAACTTCTTCTAATAATGAACAAAAAATAAATAATAGTATTAAAGATATATTTTTACCATATACTGAAAAAAAGCCAACATATTATAATCAATATTCTCCTAATGAATTAACATTATATCATGATGGTGGTTATATTAATGCAGATGGTACTATAACATCAGGAAGTAGATATCAAGTTAGAAAAATAGATTTAGATGATGCTGATATAGGATATACATTTGCATCTAATATAGCTAAAATAGGAGCTATTCAATTTGCTGATAATTCTTTTGAAGGTTTTTCTGGAAGTTATAATAATCAAGTATTAAATTATAGATGGCAAATAAATGGAGATAAAAAAATAAAAACATTATATTTTAACTTTGATACAACAGGAGAACAAGGTTTAACTGATTTAAAAATATATAGATGTAGAGGAAATAATGATGATAAAATATTAATTAATCAATATGATAATGTAGTTATATATAGAGAAATTATAAATAATAATATAATTTCAAGTGATAGTTATCATTATAAAGATTATGTTGTTTCTAGAATTAATGTATATCCTAATTATGATTATTATTATGTTAATAATTCAGTTACTTCTGTTTATGGTTGTAAATATGGAGCTGATGATTCTTATTTAGGTAATTTAACAGTTACTAATTTAGGAAATGGCTTATATAAATATAATCTTTCTGATGATGTAAGTTATATTAAAGTAAATGCAAGTTATAAAGACTTCTTATATAGAGTACCTAAAACTAAAAAGCAAGAATTTAGTTTTCATACTAATGTTAAAAAACCATATTTATTTAATGGAAAAACAGCTACATTCTTTGGTGATAGTATAACTTATGGAAGTGGAGCAACTGATAATGATCATAAATGGGTAACAAAATTTGCTAATAAAGTAGGATTAATAGCAACTAATTATGGTATATCTGGATCTACATTAACTGTTGGTACTTCAGAGTACGCTTCAATAAATACAACTATTAAAAATACTCCATCAGCTAATATAGGAGATTACATATTTATAGCTGGTGGTATAAATGATTATGATATAGGAGCTTCAATAGGAGCATTTGATTCATCTGATACAGAAACATTAAATGGTACTTTAAATGATTTATTTACATATATTGATACTTATTATAGTGATAAAGAAGTTATATTTATATTACCTATAAATAGTACTAGAAATTTCAATAATACTTTACCATTAGATTTATATAGAGAAACTATATATAATAAATGTATTCAACATGGTTATTCAGTTATTGATTCTACTGATTTTGGATTCCCTAATGATTCATCAAGTAACTTAAATACTATATTATTTAACAATAATGATGGTTTACACCCTAATAATTTAGGTCATCAATTATATGCTGATAATGTAGCATCTAAACTTTTATAAAATAAAAAAGACTAGATTATTCTAGTCTTTTTATTATGGTCTTTTCTTACCTCTACCTTTACAACCCATAACTACACCTCCTTTATTTAATTAAGGATTTACAATTGGATTAGTTATTGAGTAGTTAGCAAAATTATTATCATATCTTTTCCATATTGTAACACCAGCTCTAAATATATTATTTATTAAATCTAAATCTTCAGCATTTATATTTATATTATTTACTATTTTAGGTACAGCTGTTACTTGATCTTTAGCTATTTGTATAAAATTATAATTTTGTCTATAAGAATTATTATCAAATAAAGGTAATTGTATTTCATTTTGAGCATAACCAAAACGAGTAAAGAATTTATCTAGTTTTTGAGCATACTCTGTTTTTATTGTCATGTAATCAAAATAATATGTTAAATTACCTAAAGCTGTTAATACATCCCCAGCTGATATTAATCCTTTAACAGCATCTGGTTCTATTGAGTGTTGATAATATTCAGCTCCTGATTCTAATGCTCCTGATACACCTGATGCTATCATACTAACTCCAGCTGTAGCTACTAATGGATTACCTGTAAGTATTCCAGCTCCTACTCCTATTGTACCTAATACAATTGATCCTCCAGATGTAGCCGCTTTTACTTGATTATTGACAGCATTTTGAGTTAACCAATTTGTATATGAATCTTCTCTCCATCCTAAAGTAGGATATTTAGCTCCTATTAAACCAATAGACAAACCACCTTTTTTATAATTTTTAGGATAACATAAGATAGATGTACCTATAGATGGAACTCCCATATAACCAACTATAATACTATCAGATGTAAAATCTTCTAATCTCCATACATCACTATTTCCAACTGAATTACCAGCTAATATATAACAATATGGATAAGTTAATAATTTTTTATTTGTTGGAGTATATCCCTCTAATGTAGTAGGTTTTGATGCATATATTACCTCATCATTAAGAGCTGATGCTGAATTGTTACCTGTTATTTCAAAAGGATCATTAGTTACAGGAAAAGGAATTAGATCTGATGGTACTATATAAACTTCTAATATTTCTCCTTGTTGTGGAGTTGTTACAGCTAAAATTGACTGTATTAATGAAGATAATGTTGATAATGTTTTACATACATAACAAGCTCCATTTAGTACCATTTTTCCAAAACTAGTAATTGGATCATGATTATTTAAACTTATTGATGCCAAAACTATATAATAATAAGTCTGAAAATATGCTGATGCTTTACCAATTGTTTTAATATATTCTCCATGTTCTAAATTTTCTGGTACTGTATTTCTTCCAGGATAATCAATATTATCATGTTGTCTTAGTACATAACAAGCTCTAGTACTCCAATAATCATACCAAGTACTCCATACATCAACAGTAAATAAAATTCTAGATGCTCCATTTGATATATATTCTACTTTATCTATAAATGCAAAAAACCACTTATTAGAATAATCTGGATTTTGAAAAGCTAAATAATTAGCTTTTAAACAATCTGAATAAGATAATCCTAATTCTATAGAGTTATTATCTCTAATATAACTACAGTTTAAAAAAGTAGATATAGCATTATTTTGTACTAAATTTAACATTTGTGATTCATTGTAACACAACACATTTTTATAAGTTTTATCTAACTTAATTCCTTGAGCTAATATAACTTTACTATTTCTTGCCATAATTTTATTCCTCCTTTATTTAATTATACTAAAATCAATAGCTTGTTTAAAGTCTGTACCAACTTCATCAGATGCATAAAATATATTACTTTCTCTAAAAGTAGAAAATACACTCTTTAAAGCTGGATTATCAATTGTTAAATTATAAATATTTCTTTGATACCTAATATCATTTTTTACTTGATCTGAAAAAATTAATTTTATTTTTTTATTAAATTCTTTTTCATAAGGATATATAAACCATATAAAATTATTATTTGAATTATCTTTTAAATATTCTCCTATAAATCTAAAATTAGAATATTCAAAACCTACTCTAAATAAGAATTTAAAATCTTTATAATTTTTAGTTAGTTTAGGCTGTGGATCTGTTTGCCAATCTCCTCTATTTAACATAGCAGCATGATCTCCTATAACAAATGAAGATTTACCTGTTGTATAACAATATTCTATAGCTAATTTAACTAAAATAGGATTACCATCATCATCTTTATCTCCTGTTGGTAAATTAATAGTTACTAAATCTCCTTGTTTCATTTTTCTTAATATAGCTAATAAGCCCCAATCATTATAATAAGGACATACTTTAGTAATAGTATTACCTAATAACCATAATTTAGTAGTACCTCTTTTACGATCTATAGTTGAATATAAATTCATGAGTTTTGTTGGCTCCTGAGGTAAATAAGCATTATTTTTACTTTTTCTAGACATAAACTCTTCAAATATTATATCTGTTACATCTAGATAAGATCCTCCAGCATAATTTTGTTCTACAGATAATGCTCCAGCATAACCAATTTTTAATAATCTTTTTTTTCTTCCTGTTTCAAAATTAAATTTAGCAAAATAAATTTCTTTTCTATATATATCAACACAATCAAATTCACCATCAGTTATTTTATATATATCTACATCTTTAAAATACGATTCTATCCATACAGGAGTTATTTCCGTTTCCCATCTTTTAACTAAAAAGAATCTATTTAAATTGTTATATGCTTTATATAACAATTCCTCTTTATTTTCTTTAGATAAAGTAGATTCTTTAACTTGATTATAAGAATCTACAAAAGGATAAATGGCTCTCCTATGTTTAACTTGGTATGATTTACCATTAGATCTTTCTCCTATGATTAAATTTATCTGAGCATTTTCTTTTTCAATTCTATCTAAATTATAATAAGGAATTTTACTCATTATTTAACTTCCTCATAGCTGAATAAAGATTAAAGAAAAATACTCTTTTTTTAGCTAAATTTTTATGTTTCCTAAATTCTATATCTCTACATATAGAATTCATTTTACTTTTATTAGTATTTAATTTTGCTCCATGTTCTTCAAATGTTCTATTTAGTTTATATAAATAACTACCTACTATTTTAATATTATTCTTCATAATTACCTCCAGTTAACAATAATTTAGTTAACTTTTTTTCTAGCATATTTTTTACTTCTTTTATTTTTTCTTTAGATGCTGTTCCTTTTGATACATTTTGAATATTTACATTTAATTCATTACATATACTAGATAAAGTTATATCAGTGTAGGCTTTAATAAATATAAAATCTGTATTTATTTCTTTTTTCTTCATCTCCATATATTAATCCTCCTTATAAATTGCTCTAGCACTTGATAGATCTGATAATAATTCAACATAATCAAGAGCTTTACCTAAAGTATAATTATTAGGCATTAAAGCACATCCTGATTTATCTTTAATTATTACTGTATTACCTTGATAATCTGTCATTAAATGATTCTCTTGATTATCTACATAAAATAACAATAATTTATTTGTATCTTGAAATTTAAATATTAATCCATCTTTAAATTCTGATAAATCTTTAAGTCTTGTACTTCCTTTTTTAGGAACTCCTGATACTGTAATATGAATTTTATTATTTTTCTCATAAGCATATTTTTTAGCTCCCTGAGTAATAAATCTATCATAAGTATATTTACTTTCTGGATCATCATTTTCAAACTCAAATAATCCTATTAAATGCTCCTTACCTTTTTTATCTTTAGGTTTATATTTATTAATATCTATTTTTAATAACTTTGATACATTTTCAATTTTTTTAATTACAGTTTTATTATAATCCTCAATTACTTTTTTATCATAACCTTGAATTAATTTAATAGAATCTGTATCCATATATACAACATAAGGATCTAAATCAATAGCTCTTTCTATTAGATTCTTCCTTGCGTAAGCTGTTACCCAGCAACCATAACTAAATGATAAAAATGCATCCTTTTCTTCTTTTTTTAATTTTTCTTCTATTTCTTCATTAGTTAATGGTACTTCTTCCCATGTATCACTAACAAAAACTATATCAGATTTAATATTATTGGTTACTGACATACCATATAAAGAATTAAACATACCTTTTTCCAATTGATATTCTAATTCTTTTCCCTCTACCCCTTTAAATTCTGTTTTTTTAACATACTTATTTAAAATAAAATGTATAAATTTTATAGGTAAATATTGATATAAAGAATAATATGATTCCAATATTTCATAATTACATTTATAACATTTTAAATAAAGTTTAAAATCAACATCAGTTAAAACCATTGTAAACTCTTTAGCTTTAATAATTCTACCATTATCATAAACTCCACCCAAAATATTAGCACATTTACTTTTACTTATAATATGATTAAAATATTTACTTTCTACATTAGTAAATTTAACAACTAAAAGATAGGCAAATTTTGGTATTAAATCATCAACTGATTTAACTTTACACTCACTAAATTTAGTAGCTGGAAATTTATATGTTGTCATAACATAAGGATAAGCTGATGTTTCATCATAACTATCTACATTATCTAATATATAACCTGTATTAATAAAATTAGAGTGCGTATATCCACCTTGAAAAGCCATAACTAATAAATTATAAATATGAGGATCTGTATTAATACTTCTCCTAACTTTATTTTTATATTGATAATCATACCTAGTTAAAGTTTTTAACTCTTTTCTAACATGACCTGTACTAGTTAATGGAATATCACATGTTCTTTTATATTTAGGTAATTCTATCATACTAATATAATAATAGATTACTAAACAGTCATTTTTACAATATAATAATTCTTCTTCTGTTAAAGTTGTTTTATAATTTCTTAAAATAGAATATTCTAATTTTCCTACTTGTTTTTCTACAGGTAAATTATATGTTGTTGATAATTTCTCTAAAGCTACATTAGTTAAATATAAACTACATCTAAACTCTATGTTATATTCTAGAGCTGTAGCTTTAATAACTTTATGTGATGCTCTAGCAAAAACATCTCTAAACTCTATAACAGTATATAAATACTGAAATTCAAAAGCAAAATTATGTATATATACTATTTTTTTATTAGGAGCATACTCATTTAACATAGTTAAAAACTCTTTAAATTCTTCCCATGTTCTACCATAATACACTCTATCATTAATACTAAACATCCATATATACATTGTACTATGCATTATAGCTCTCTGTTTTTCTTTTTCTGTTAGATCCTCATATTTTAAATTATTATATATAACTCCATCTAATTCAAAATATGAAGTTGTTTCTATATCAAAACTATATATATTATTATCATAACCAACTTTTTTATGTTTATAAGGTTTTAACTCAAATGGAGTAAACTCTTTATAATGATGCACTTAAATATTTATCATATAATCTAGTCAATTTATTTACCATGTCTAAATCTTTATCTAACATATTAGCTTTATCTTCTGATATATAATCTTTAATTAAATTAATATATTGTTCTGTACTATAATTATGTTCTTTAGCATAATTAGTTAAATAAACATAATCAGAACCCTTTATATATTGTTGTACTCCTCTAAAATCTGGATCAATAAAGAAATTATATAATGTTTCAGCCTCTTCAGGTTCTATATCTAAATTTGTACTAAGAGTAGTTTTTGCTGATTCCATTACTTCTTTTATTCCTCTTTTAGTTGAAGTTTTATTTTTTAAAAAACTACTTAAATTAGTATGAAGATTTATTAATTCTGTTCTTGTTTCATTACCTCTTAATTTAACTCTACCTTTAGAAGTAATACCTAAATCTTCTAATTTTTTTGATGCATATAATCCTTTAACATTTACTTTTTTAGAAACTTTAATTTTTTTCTTACCTCCATAAAAAGTTATTTGATTAGGTCTTTCATACCTTTTAGTTTTTGGATTATATACAGCTTTATTTAAATCAATTGGTCTTTCAAGTTGTTTTAATCTTCTGTTAACTTCTTTTATTTCTCTTTTAACTAAAGATTCTAATTCAGCTGTAGATTTGTTAAATGATTTACTCTTTTTTACTTTATACATTCCATTTACTAATTTAGCTTGATAAGGTATTTTATTTCTTGACATTTTTAATCTCCTTTCAAACTTATTATACTATATTTAATTCTTTAATAAACTTTTTACAATCCCTTTTTAATTCAGATCTATATCTATCAATTTTATAATTTGAGTGTACCTCCCATACAATATAACAGTTAAGAATCTTGTCTTTTTCTATCTCCATCTTCATAAAGTGCAACTCCTTTTAACAACTCTCTTTTTAAATCACTTGATTTATAATTCTCTAAATCAGGATCATCTTTAATTATTTTTAAACAATTTTCAAATATTTTTTGGCTCTCTCTAGCCTGATCTATTAGTACTCTTACTTTTTCTGATATAGTATTTATACTATTACAAATTTTAATCATCTCGTTAAAAATATCCATTATATATCTTCTCCTTTATCTAAAATAACTAATTATAATTAATAATAAAAATGAAATTAATAATAATACTAATAAAGCTTGTAAATCTAAACTATCTATTGGATATACTATCATTTTAATATACCTCCTAATATTAATCCTATAAAAAATCCTATCTCTAACATTATTATATACAGTAAATAATCACATATTTTATCAATTATTTTTAATCTTTTAGTAACTCTTTTACCATAAATACTATTTAATGTACATCTATCTAATGTTTCCAATTTTTCTTTATTATATTTTCTCATACCTAAATAATACCACCTTACTAATCTTCTTTTCTCTATTGTATGTTAATTTTAAATTATTATAAAATACAATTATATTATCATATTTATAAAACTTACTTAACCATGTACCAAACCTATCTATTGGATCATCTTCCTCTCTAACTGTTAATTCTAAAGCTACATAATTATTCTGTAACTCTTTCATAGAATATATATAGTTTACTCTTGTAACATGATCTACTTCATCATAATCAATAGGCTCTAATCTCTTTAACCAGAACTTCATATACTTACCTCCTAATCTTTTATTAAATAACATTTATTAGCACTAATAAGATAAGTTTTACCATTACTAATAACTTGAAGTTGTTCTCCATCATAATCAGTCCACTTATCTATCTTTAAAGTAAATTTATCCCCATCATAATTACATACAGCTTTATCATAACTATACTCAAAATCAAGTAGTTGCTTATTGCACCCTGTTAAACATAATAAAATAACAAAACTTCCTAAATAAATTAACTTCTTCATATCTTTTCCTCCTTTCTATAATTATATTACTACAACATTTTAATAATAGCAATAGAAATATAATAAAAATGTGTAATAATGTTATAACTTTTGTATATAGTGATATAATAAATTGGTATGTATAGTTTGTGTATAATTGGTAGTGTATAATTTGTGTATAAATTGTGTAAAGGGAACATTAGTTCGTTTACTGCACTGTGTCTGAACATATGT